ATAGTCTGACCTTACAAGATGATAAATTGTAAGAACCTAACAGAAATGATTAGGTCGCTCGAAAGAGTAGTAACAATGGCCACCGATTCAATGGCCTGTAAACCAATTCTCATACGACTTCTCAACATACTTCCGCGGTACATTCATGTGCTACGCGCCAGCATGGAACGGTGTCGTATCAGGAATTACTTCAGCGTAATGTGTCTTGAGTGTGGTTGCCATCAACCTGCTAATAACCACGGCAGAGATGATGTAACAACAGCGGACATGGTTACAGAGTAATACAATTGATTAATATTCCTGAGCATGAATTAAAAAGGCTCAACACAAAAAATGATTCCCTTTCGTCTAACGGCAAGACAACAGCCTTTGAAGTTGTGAATCATAGTTCGAATCTATGGGGGGAAGCGCAATGACAAAAATTATTGGCCCAAAAGGTATGAAGGAATTAGGCGTTGGTACTAAAACGGGTCAGCGGGTTTTACGCGCTGGTAGAGATGGCATGTTTAATGTTACTGACCCAAAACTTATTAAAAAGTTGAAGGCTGAAGGTTTAAGCGAAGCAAGCGCAAGCGGAGTGACTACGGCGAAAGGCTATCCATGCAAAGCGTGTGGATTCGGTTCATTCTTTAAAAAGTGTTCTAAGTGTGGAGAGATAAATGGCTAACGGATACGGTAATACTACTCAACTATTAACAGTTCCTTATCTTACCCTTGAAGAATATAAGGCCGCACCTACGGCTATTGATTTAGATAATTTGGTTTTTGATTCACAAGACCCTGAAGTTCAAGATAACGAATTGCGCAACGTGATTGCTCGCGCTTCATCATGGATGGATACATATTGCAATCAGGTTTTAGGCGCAACCGTAGAAACTGAACAACAACGTTCACGTTACAGCGGTGATGGTTCTATCCGATTCCACCCACGTTTTAGCCCTATTGTGGCACTTACTTCTTTCAACTATGGCTACCCTACAAACATGGCTTCACTAGGCGATTGCTCAATTGCGTGGATTGAAGATATGGAAATCATTATTCCTAATACACAATTAGGTAATTACACTTCTCAGGGGCCTTTGTCATTTGGTTCATACAATGGCGGTTCAGGCAATCAATTATTTTTAAATTACACATACGTTGCAGGTTATACAAATACAACGTTAGCCGCGGCAAATACCGTAGGCGCTACATCTATTACGGTTGCAGATGGTACGGGCATCGTTGTAGGGCAGATGCTTACAATGTATGACGGCATGAACACAGAAATTGTTACAGTAGCAAGCACTTACACATTTGGTTCTAAGACAGTTCCTCTCACACGTTCATTGGTTAATGTACACGCAATTGGCACATCAGTAAGCGCATTGCCACCTGCAATCAAGGAAGCCGCTATACTTATCACAACAGCGTTTCTTAAAGTGCGCGGAGATAGTTCTATGACGATGGCAATTACAGCGCAACCTTCAATGGCTGTTTCCGGGTCACAACGTTTCAGCGATGAAATGAAAATTGCCGCAGACATACTTACAACATATTCGAGAATTCGCTAATGACAGTCGGCCGCGCTCAGGTAAGACAGACTTTATACAATTTTATTCAACCGCCGCAAGTTGATGGAATTAACCAAGTCTTTACATCTTTACCTAAGCGTATTGATTTTCAAATCAATGCCCTGCCTAATCAGCAAAGCCGTGTAGCCGCTGTAATCTTTATTGAATCAGAAACAGAAACCCGCATTGCGCTTGGCGGATTTAACGGGGCAGATAACGGCATACATGCTGGTTGGAAACGCGTTGATTACACAGTAGTAATTCAATTGTTTCAACACTCATTATCGCGTAGCGCTGAAGAAGCGATGGATGATTTTGACTATGTTATTGATGCGCTCAAGCAACGTTTGCGTTCAAGCCACACTTTAGGCGACCCAACGGGCACATTGGTTTGGCAAGGCGCTGAACCAATGATTGACGTTATTTACGGTGAACCATTATCACAAAATGGCACATCAATAGAAACATGGGCTTCCATGCGTTTTATGGTTACACAAATGATTCAGGCATAAGGAGAAAAAATGGCTACATTTACTTACAGAGGTGAAGGCGAACGCGTGTTTCCTTCCATTGGAGTAACCGTAAAATCGGGAGATAGTTTTGAAGCGCCAAGTGACTTTGATGCACCTGACGTTTTACAAGTAAAAACAGTCAAGGCAACACCTGCCGTAACTAAGGAGATAACAGAATGACAGTACAAAATACAGCGCGGAGTTACTTAGGTATTGCTAAAGAAGTAACTAAAGGAACTCCCGTAGCACCAACCGATTTTATCCCCGTTGCTTCATCAAAAATGAAGCCTGTAGATGTTATTGGCGAACTTCTTGCATCTGATATGGCGCAAGGTTCATTAGTAAAGAATTACGCATACGTACAAGGTCGTAGCAACTCAACTTATGATTTTGGTGGCCCTGTTTACCCTGACACTATTGGTTACATATTGGGCGGTGTTTTGGGAAATGTTACAACAACAGGTTCAACAGCACCTTACACACACGTTATTTCTCTCAAGAACGCAACATCAACAGGTGCAGATGCACAACCTACAGCGTTTACATTAACCGATTTTTACGCGGCTAACGTTCGCGCATATCCGGGAATTCAGTTTAGCGATTTCTCAATGAAGTTTACCGCAGACGGTATGCTTGATTATGATGCAAAAGGAACTGGCTGGTCATCACAAACAGCATCAACACCATCACCATCTTTTTCAACAGTTCTTCCAACGCCTGTTTGGCTAGGTACGGTTTCAATTGGTGGTTCAACAATTTCAAACGCGGTTGATGGCAATATTGATATGATTCGACCTGTAACACCTATTTTTGGTCTTGCTAACACTAAAGACCCATACCAAGTATTTCTTGGCGCACTTGAAACTAAGGGCAAAGTTAAGTTTGTTATGGAAAACGATACTGAACTTACACGATTCCTTACAAACACTCAACCTGCGCTTACATTTAACTGGTCACAAGGAACGGGTGCAACAGCAACACAGATTTCATTTACAGTTACAAAGGGCGCTTACACAGCGGCAATGATTGACCGCTCAAAAGACTTTGTAGAAATTGATGTTGAAATTAATGCAATTGCAAATACAACAGATGCAGGTTCATCAGGCGGTTACAGCAACATTAAATGGACATTGCAAAACGCTAAACCTTCAGGTACTTATCAGTAACCTGAGATAATGTTGGCCGGGGTGGGCCGCCTTCCCCTACCCCGGTTCAACCTAAACAAATCGAAGGCGCAGATGGAAGGAATATATATGTCATACAATTCTAAAGAAATTACGTTACCTAGTGGGGCAACTGTTGTCATCAAAGATGCCCGTATGTTGTTAGTTCGTGACCGCAATAAAGTCTTAGAATGTGCTGGCGAAAAAGAAGGCGTAATGCAAGCCGTAGGTATGCAAAATGGTTTGATTGCTGTTATGGTTGAAAGTTGGTCATTTGATTTACTTCCACCTAGCGTAAGATTGAGTTCTATTGAAGAACTTACACCGCTTGATTACGAAAAACTTCTTGAAGAAGCATTGCCCGCACAGACCGCGCTGTTTCCGTCACTTGTGGCTAATGAAACTAACGTGAATGACCCAAAAGTGAATACCGCAAACTTCAACGCCTAAAAGACGTTTGGGAAGGAAGTTCGCGGCATGAAGAATTTGATTATCCCGATGAACAGTACATGTACTTTATGTGTGCTAAAGAGTTTGGATGGACAATCAAAGAAACAGACGAACAACCCGCATATTTAACTACATGGTTAATAGCGATGGCACAAACATTTTATGAGGTTCAAAATGAACAATCTACCTGAAGCAATAGGAGCATGGGAAGCGTATCAAGCGCGACTTGATATTAAACTTGCGCTCGCTTCAGGTGAAATTGCTTTACGCCTTGAAGGTGCTAGCAAGCGCATGATTGTTGGACAACGTAACCCCGGAGACAGGGCAACGCCAAACCAACCACCAATGAACCGCACAGGTAATTTGCGCCGAAGTATTAAAGGCACATCAGGTAAAATTGGATTTGGCATTTACGAATCAGTTGTAGGTGCTGGCATGGTGTATGCGCGAGCCGTTGAAATGGGTGGCGAATATGCACCGCCATCATGGAAAAACGGGCAACGTTTTCCTTATCTTGAACCCGCAGTAAATAGTTTTGTTTCAACAGGTATGCTTACAAGAATATTAATTAAACACATGGGAGCGCTTTAATGGCCGAATTACCTCCATTACATCAACGTATTATTCTTGATGCTTCAGGTGTTCCTGCCGCGGTTGCAGAAACTACTGCTGGACTTGAAGCAATTGGTGGAGCGGCTAATGCAACAACGGCTGACTTAGCGGGTACACGTGGCATGATGTCAGGTTTATTCAAAGGAACTGCAATTATTGCGGGCGTTATGGCATTGGCGCACGAATTTAAAAACATGAAAGATGAAGCGGCGGCGCTTGAAGTTGAACAAAGCCGTTTAAATACAGTTTTAGATAATGCTAAAGGCGTAACTGACGAACAGAAAAAGTCAGCAAATGAAACCGCTGAAGCAATTAGTAAATTAGGTTTTGCTCATTCAGATGCTACAAGCGCTATGGCAACCCTTGTTACTGCTACTGGTAGCGTTTCACAAGCACAAAAATTAATGGGTCTTACAGCCGATTATGCGCGCAGTAAGCACATGACACTTGCGGAAGCATCTATGGCTATGGGTCGCGCTACTCAAGGTAATTTAAAAGCATTTAAGGCTTATGGTATTGCGCTTGATTCTACGCTTCCGAAAAATGAAGCAATTGCAAAAGCATTTGACCAATTAAACGCAAAAATTGGTGGCACAGCCAAAAATTCAATGAACACATTTGCTGTTCAATTAACAATCATGCGTGAAAAATTTCAAGAAATTGCAAACAAAATTGGTGCTGTTGTGCTTCCAATTCTTACAGCATTACTTAAAGGGTTAAGTTTCTTATTTACTTATATTCAAAAGAACTCAGTAGCATTGAGTATCTTTGGCACAGGTGTACTTATTGTTGTTGGTTATTTAAAATTAATGGCGCTGTGGGAATCAATCGTTGCCGCAGAAAACCCTATGACATATATTGTTGCTGGAGTTTTGGCCGCAGCCGCCGCATTTGCGTATCTATGGAATCACCTTACAATTTTCAGAGAAACTATGGCTGAAACATTAGCAACCATTATTCAACTTATAGGTTACGTTGTTGGTGGATTTGCTTCATTGGCGCGTGTACTTTCTAAAGTTCCCGGCATGGGATTTTTAAAAGGCGTTGCAGATTCGGCAGATAGTGCGGCACTTTCAATTGGCAAAGCCGCTAAAGCGGTTGATGATTTAAAAAACAAAAAGATAACCGCACCTAAAATGCCGGGTGCTTTTGATTTTGCTAAACCGGGAACTAAAACAGGTATTGCTGGAAACGTTGCTGGCGGTGATGCAACTAAAGGTGGCGGTGGTGGAGGAAGCGGTACAGTACAAAACATTACCGTGTATGCTTCCAACACTAATGATATTGCACGACAAATGGCTAAGGCTCAAAAACAAGGCACACCAATTGGGGCTAAATAATGACACTAAGCAATTACCAATTTGTTTTTAATGGCTTAACCATTGGCACGGGAACTAATTATCTTGTAACTAACGTTGAAGGATTAGGTGGTACTTCACCACTTCGCATCCAAGATGATAACCGCGGGTACATTGACGGCTCATATACAGGGCGCGATTTCTACGATGAACGCACCGTTTATATTGATGTAACAATATTGGGCGATAACAGCACAACTGCACAGGCTAATTACAAAACATTGCAAAATGCCTTTGCACCTCAACCGCTTGGTTATTATCCCGACCCTACAGGATTAACACCTGCATCTCAGCAACTTAAATTGTTTCAATTCCGTTTAACTGGCAACACGGGCGACATGCAAATGTACGGGCGCTCACGTGGATTAGTCACACCTATCACACCTGATTTTGCTTACGGGTATATTCAAACCCGAATTATGATGAGTTTCCCTGACCCACGTTATTACACAGACGCAGGTACATCTGTATCAGGTTCTACAATATCTTTAACTAACGCAGGATGGGCTACATCATGCCCTGTTATTACCGTTGCCTCACCATCGGCATCAGGTCAAATATCAGACGGCACAGTAAACATGATATTTCTTGGAGTGCCTACAGGCGGCCCATTAATTATTGATTTGTTATCTCGCGTTATTTATACAAGCGGATACGCTAACCGTAATGTTATGACAGGTACATCTAACGGATATTTGGCTATTGACCCTAACTCTACAACATCATGGACTAGCACAATTGGCAGTATGTCCACAACGTATAGAAATGCATTTATCTAATGGCTGTTTCCGAATTTAGATATGTAACAACTAATCTTTACCAACCTGTTTACACCGTAACAAATGCGGTAGGTAATGGTACTAGCATTACTTATACTGCAACAAATAATTTTGCCGTAGGACAATCTGTTACTACATCAGGGCTTCTTCCATCTCAATATAACAAAACAGATTACGTTATTACTGCGCGTACAAGTTCTACATTTACTATTACAAGTGGGTCTACTGGTACTTTTACTAGAGGCGGCACAGCAACAGCACCTAATACAATTATTTCCGAATTGCCAATGACAGGTGTTAATTTTAGTTCGCAATTAAATTCAGTAGGTACGTTTCAAGGTCACGTTCTTCTTTCGGGTATTAACGCAACTAGCGCAAATGTCTATGATGGCACTATTCCCGGCAAAACTATTTTATGGGTGCTTTATACAGACCCAATTACCTTCACAACAATCCCTGTGTGGTCGGGTGTTATTTGGTCGCGTGAATATGATTCATTATCGCAAACACTAGGCATTTCTGCTCAAGAAGTAATCTCATTATACAACCGACGGCGTATTAGCACTACTAAAACTTATGCATCATTTACAGACCCAGCTGTTATTGCACGACAACTTTTGCAATATACCGAAGCATTAAGCCACGGTAATACAGGATTAACTTACAATAGTACAACCACCGTGTATTCAACTAAAAATCAATATGATGGATACCAATTAAAGTCTGTTTATTCAGCAATCAAAGATTTGGCATCTAGATTTTTTGATTTTAGAATTGCTCCATATTGGAATTTAACTAATGGTTATCTCTACAATCAATTTCAAATTGGCGTTGGTAGTGATTACAATGCGGCTTTCTCACCTATATTTCAATTCCCCGGCAACGTGCTTGAATATAAATTTCCCGAAGATGGTAGTGGTGCAGTAAATACGTTATATGGTTTAGGTTATGGCGCTAATCAACAAAAATTATTGGCTACCGCTACTGACCCTGCATTAATTGGCACTAACGGCACTTGGCCATTATTGGAAGATAGCGCTAGTTATACAGATATTCCTGATTTGCAATTGCTTAAAGACCTTACATTGGGTCAATTAAAAGCAACTTCATATCCACCAACAACTGTTGAAATTGTTATTCCACCTTATGTAGACCCTTATTATTCGGGTTATACAGTAGGCGATGAAGCGCGTGTAAATATCAAAGATGACTTTTTTCCCGGCGGCTTGGATACTATTTTGCGCATTGTTGCTATTAGCGTGAACCCCGGCGAAACAGGGCCATCACGCGTTACAGTTACTCTTACAAGACAATTAGCGGATGGGCAGGTAGGTTAATGGCATTTGTAAATCTTCCACCTAACTTACAAGACATATTTGGTGGCATTACTGACCGTATTGCCAAACTTGAAACAGGCCCTAATCAGGCTATGTATACAGCCGATACTGCGCAAGCAACCGCATCAAGTGCGCAAGGTAGTGCCGCATCCGCATCTGCACAAGCAACGGCGGCATATAACGCTTCTTTGTCTGCGGCGGCTCAAGCAACTTCGGCTCAGTA